CTACCTTGTCCGTGACGGGAGGCAACAACTCGCAGAACTGGATGTGGTTTATTCCGATTGGAATCACCAACCTCAACGCCTCGGCTATTGACCGCAAGCCAGAGGACGTTGCGAACCTGCAATGGTATACGATTGACTTTCAACAGGGCTACGCTGCGGCATACGAGACCCGTGTACTTGCTGATGGCGGCGTATGCGAGGGGCTTGCCTGCTTACAAGCAGCACTCATTGAACTGGCAGGAATCCAAAGCACCTACAAGTTTGAGGTTCAATGCGAGCCACGCTACACCCCGCTTACTATTGCCTTCCAAAATAGGTACGGGGCGTGGGATTATTTGCTCGTGCAAAAGAAGTCCGTGGAGAGCATCAATATCGAGCGAGATACCTATACCGCAAATGTTATTACTCGTTCAGCAGGAACCGCCTCAATACCCTCATACGCAGCGTCAAAGCAATACTTCAACACGCAAGGCCAAGAGCAACTGATTGTGAACACGGGATTCATTTCGGAAGGGATGAATGAGATGGTGAAAGATATGATGCTTTCCTCCACCTTGCAGTTGGTGGAGCAGCAGCAGGGCGTAATTTTGAAGGATACGCAGGTCACCTACAAGACCTCCGTGAATGACAACCTCGTGCAGTACACCTTCACTTTGGAATACGCAAACCCTGTGAAAAACAAACTATGGCTCTAAAGATTCAAACCACCACGGGGTATCTTGATACCTACGGGGACGAGTCAATCTCGCTGGACTACAACGTGGCGGACTTGCGTGACCCTGCGGTCATCTTCTCTCCGATCACGCAGAACTTCAACCTGCCAGCAACAGACGCCAACAATGCTTTCTTCAAGCACTACTACGACGTTAACATACAGGGAGGGTACAACGCCTACTCCAAGCAGCAAATCACCCTGTTCTCGGACGGGGTTGCTCTTTTAGATGGGTACATCCAACTGCTGAACGTCACCATCCAAGATGGGATGATTAAGGGGTACGAGGTATTGGTTGCTGGAGAGGTGGGCGGCATTGCCCGCACGTTAGGAGAAAGTGAGTTGAGCGAGTTGCCTCTTGATGCTTTGAATCACACCTTCAACTGGGACAATATCTACGACTCGTGGGTGACGCCTATCGGAGACGCCATAACGTACGGAATGGTGGACGCAAAGGGATTCGCCACCGATTCGGTGTTCGCTCCGCAGAACCCATTAAAACCGCTTGCTGAAACCAACTTCTACCCGCATATCAAAGTCAAGTATCTCATTGAGCAGATATTTGAATCGGCTGGGTACACAATCAACGCAACGGGCTTCTGGGAATCAGAGTACCTCACGGATTTGTATATGCTCCTTTGGACGAATGATGCTATCGTTCCCAACGAGGAGGCATTCAATTCTCGCCTGTTCCAAGTAGAGAATGATGCCGCCACAACTATAAATAATGGCAATGCCGCCGCCCCAACGCCACTTACTTTCCCGACAGAGATATACGACAACGGAGGGAACTTTGCATCCGACACCTACACGGCAAACGCAAGAGGCGCATATCAATTCAATTTTGAAGGAACTCTTGACGGAAACTACAACCTACGAATCCAACCCCGTATCAATGGGGTAGTTGGGCCGAGTTACTGGGTAACTGCAAACACGGACTTCTCGGTGGACTTCACCTTGAACTTGGAAGCAAATGATGAAGTTCGGTTGTACGCTGCTCACAACGGCGCATTGGGGGTTACCAATTACAGGGATATAAATAGATACACTTGGACGTGTAACTCTGCCCCTTCTTCCCCCGTTGGATTGACGGTATCAATGACGGACTTGATGCCCAAGATGAAGCAGCGGGACTTCATTGCAGGGGTGGCAAAGCTGTTCAACCTTGTCATCGTTCCCGATCGGGATACGCCAAACACGCTCAACGTGTACGACTATCAAACTTGGATTGCAACGGGAGCAGTAAAGGACTGGACGTACAAGGTCGACATTTCGCAACCAATCACCATCCAACCGACCACCGACCTACAAGGTCGCTCAATTAACTTCACCTTCCAAGAGGGCGGGGCAATCATCGAGCAGGCGTTCAAGAACTCCTTTGGCTACTCCCACGGAACGCTGCAAATTGCAGACACCGCAAACGAGTTCGCACAGGGCGAGTTCAGCGTAGAGGTTCCCTTTGTGTCTTCCCTGTACAACCGACTGAACAACACCGCCAATCTGGAGATATTGCAGCTCTTTGACCTTGAAGGAAAGGCCATCGATAGCCAACCCCGATTGATGTGGTACCACGGGCGGCGTGAGTGCGTTCGGTATTCGGTGATTGACCAGTCCACTACGACCTTTCTGCAACTGTACGAATACCCAAAATTCGGGGTATACACGGAGGGATATACCAAAGACATCACCCTCACCTTTGGGCAGGCGGTCTTGGACAACCGCATCCCGCCTCCGTACAATTTGTTCACGGAGTTCTGGGCTACCTATCTAACCGAAATCTACGCATCGGATGCGGTGATGCTTACGGCGCAAGTGGTGCTTGAACCATCGGAGGTATACAACCTCGACTTGAACACCCAAATCTACCTCGACCAAGAATACTGGCGAATCAACAAGCTGACAGGATACGACCCCGAGAAGCGCACAGGAACGATTGAACTATTCCGTGCCTCGTTTGCGAACGGCATCATCTGTACCGACCTACCTACAATAATGAACTATGACGGGAGTGTCGGAGGGTTAACTACACAGAGCTGCTGCGAATACTACGGCTACCGATGGAACTCTACAAATAGCACTTGTTACTGGCGCACCTCTAAATTGCTATCGTTAAAGGATGACCTTCAAGCGATGCGCCACACGGCAACAGTTTCCCTTGAGCCAGAGCAACCGACCAGCACACAACCAAACCAAGTGTTCTTATTCGATGCTGAACTTACGGAGGAAGGCGTAAGCGAGGCGGCAGCATACGCCCTGCTCGACTACTCACGCAGCCCGTTTGACCTTGTTGAAGGTCAGCGCAAGATGTTCCTGCTATCGGCAGTAATCGAAGAATCAGGAGGTGTAACTCACACGGACTCGCATTATTATGTAGTGGAGCGTGCGTCAGTTGGTGATATTATTACCGAGATCCGACCAACAACTCACGACCACGATTTTGGAATAGCTCTGCTTGCGGTTTTTGATGTTACTGATCGAGTGGTGGGAGTACATTGCCTATCCTTAAAAAATGCAAATGGCCCAAGCGTATGGAAAATCCGAATGGAAGTACAACAGATATGATTGACCTCGGTTTTATAGTTAACGCCCTCAAGCAACCCAACCTCGGCCTGTCCGAGGAGGTGGAAATCGCAAAAGGAAAGTATCACATCATCAGCAGCATCGCCCAAGCAGGGGTACAAATCAAGAGACAATGGCAACGGAGAAGGTTATCAAATTAAAGGTTGAAAATGGTGAAGCCATCCTTGCCGTTGACGAACTCAACAAGGCGTTAAAGGAGACGAACACCCAAGCGGACAACCTTGACAATACCATCGACGCAGGAACCGAAGCCCTTGACAAGTTCACAAAGGGTGGGGTAAGTGCGATGAAGGGTCTCATCAGCGGTGCCAAGACCGCTATTGGTGCGATGACTACCCTCAAGGGTGCGTTAATATCGACAGGTATTGGTGCGCTGGTAGTTGCCGTTGGTACCCTTGCTGCCTACTTCACGCAGACCAGCCGAGGCGCAGACCAGTTTGCCGTGATTCTTGGAACGGTAGAGGCGGCTATCAAGGTGGTAATTGACCGTGCTGTAATGCTCGGAGAATCAATCACCCTTATATTCTCTGGCAAATTTAGTGAAGCAGCAGACAAAGCCAAAAATGCTTTCAAGGGAATCGGTGACGAAATCGCCAGAGAAGCAAAGCAAGGTGGTGAACTTGCGAAGGCATTGGATGCGGTAGAAGACCGTGAGCGTGCCTTGATTGTCTTGCGTGCCAAAGCGAATAAGGAAATCGCCAAAGCACGGATGATTGCTGATGACGTCAACAAATCCACAAACGAGCGAATCAACGCAGTACAGCGTGCGTTCAAGTTGGAGAGTGATGTAGCAGCAGCCGAACAAAAGAACGCCCGTGCGTACCTCAAATACTTGGACGATCGCATCAAGATGGGCGAGTCCACGGACGAGGACTTGAAAGCCCGTTCAGAAGCCCAAGCGAAGGTCTTGGAACTGGAGACGGAATCACTCCGCAGGCAGAAGCGATTGCAGGGTGAAATTATTTCCTTGCGTAACGAGGAGCGTACCAAGACAGAGGAGTACGACAAGAAGCGAGCGGAAGCCGCACAGAAGGAATTGGGATACCAGCGGTTCTTGGTAGACGGAGAAAAGGAACTGATTGAACTGGCCAACAAGCGACAAGCGTCACGAGTAAAAGCCCTTGAGGAGTTCCAAGCGGCACTTGACCGCCTACGGGGTGTGGGTCAGACCGAACGCCAAAGGGAAATTAAGCAAGTCGAGGCAGACGCAAAGGCGGCTCTTGACGCATTGATAGCGTCTGGGAATGCCAGTATCTACGAGGCAGAAAGAATTGAGGCAGAGAAGCGCAAAGCCGAGCGCAAGGTCAACGAGAAGTACGATTCGTTAGACCGCCAACGGCAGATGGAGAACAACGCCAAGAAGCTGGAGTTAGCAGGGCAGGCGTTTGGTGCTTTGGCACAGTTGGCGGAATCGTTCTCCAAAGGGGACGAGAAGAACGCACGGAGAGCATTCGGAATCACCAAAGCCCTGCGTATTGGTGAGGCGGTAGCAAACACCGCAGCAGCCATTATGACGCAACTGGCAGTACCACAGGACGCATTGACTGGTGCTAACTTCGTGAAGGCGGGAATCGTTGCCGTAACAGGCGCAGCGCAAATCGCAACCATTGCCCGCTCTAAATTTGAGCCAAGTGGTGCAGCAGCAGAAACTCCGAGAATGGGGGCCGCACCTCCAGCGGGCGGCGGAGGGTTTACCCCGAACATCTCATTCACGGGAATCGGACAGAATCCGCTCTCTGGTATCTTTGACCGCCCGATGCAGGCGTATGTAGTCAATCAACAAATGAATAACAATAATATGCTGGAGCGCAGAATCCGTACCAGCGCAAATTTCGGAGGATGAAGTATTACGAATTGGTGCTTGAAAATGAGCAGTTTATGGGGGTGAATGCTATCTCGGTAGTGGAGAACCCCGCAATCGAGGAGGAGTTTGTAGCCCTCTCCGCACAACAGGTGTCCTTCGCTATCCAAAACGAGGAGAAGCGTATCATCATCGGGCCAGTCCTAATCCCGAACAAGCCCATCTACCGCAGGGACGACAAGACAGGCGAGGAGTATTACGTCTTCTTTACGGACAAAACCATCCGCCAAAGTGCGGAGTTGTTCCTCAAAAAGGGTCTCCAAGCGTCTACCACCACGGAGCATTCGCAACAGGTGAACGGGGTCACGACCATCGAGCAATGGATTATTGAGGACGAGGTACACGACAAGTCACGCAAGTACGGAATGAACTACCCAATCGGTACTTGGATGCAGACCCGCAAGGTCGACAACGACCAAGTGTGGGAGGACGTAAAATCTGGCAAGTACAAGGGCTATTCCATCGAGGGATGGTTCGCACACAAGCCATCGTTGGAAGTGGCGATGAGTTCAATGCAGGAGATTGAGGAGCAAGAGGCAGAACACCTCGTTGAACTGTACGTTCTGGGAGCCGTCAAGGGAATCCTAAAAAAAGACAAGCGAGTAAAGGCAGGCCAACGGGTAGTTATGGAATCATATTCTGACTACCCCGAGGCCGTGCGCAATAACGCAAAGCGAGGCATTGAGTTGAACGAGAAAGGCGGTAACAAGTGCGCCACGCCAGTTGGCAAGATACGAGCGCAGCAACTCGCAGACGGAAAGCCCGTATCGTTTGACACCGTGAAGCGGATGTTCTCCTACCTATCAAGAGCCGAGGAGTATTACGACGAAACCGACTCTACCGCTTGCGGCACTATCTCCTACCTCCTTTGGGGTGGACTGGCTGCGAAGCGTTGGGCAGAATCTAAAATAAAGGAAAATGAAAAACAATCCTAAACCACCCGTACCCCCCAACTCACGGCGTGGATGCCTCTGCAAAGACGGCACCTACTCCCGAAAATGCTGCGACCCGAATGATATGTGGGCGCAAGGAATCGGATTTATCGGAGGCAAAAATACCCAAAACCCCTAATCTCTAATTATTATACTATGAACTTGAACGACATTTTCAAGAAAATTGAGTTCGCCTTGCAACCCGAAGCGGTTGCCCTTGCGAGCGCAAAGTTGGCTGATGGTACTATGGTGGAAGCCGAGGTACTTGAGGCAGGTCAAAACATCTTCCTTATCGGAAGCGAAGGCGAGAAGGTGGCTGTACCCGTTGGTGAATACCAAATGGAGGACGGTCGCATCTTGGTCGTGACGGAAGAAGGCGTGATTGCCGAAATCAAAGAGAAGGCAGAGGAAGCAGAGCAGGAAGTGACCATCGAGGTCGAGGCCGCTGCTGAACCTACCCTCCCAGAGATGATGGCGATGATTCAATCCCTCAAAGAGGAGGTTGAAATGATGAAGGCAGAAATGGGCAACAAAGAAGAAATGTCCGTGGAAGTCGAGAAAGAGGAGGAAGTGAAAGAGGTGGTAATGGCCGCAGAGAAGCCCATCGTGGCTGCCCCTGTCGAGGTTAAACCCGAACTGAAATTCCAAATCGGTGCGAAGCGTACTGCGACAACCGCAGACCGAGTATTCAACAAATTATTTAACTAACCCCCCCACATAGATAATGGCAACGACCACTTCTATCACGACCACTTACGCTGGTCAGTTTGCAGGCCAGTACATCTCTGCTGCCCTGTTGAGCGGTGACACCATCGCAAAAGGCGGCTTGACTGTCAAGCCAAACATCAAATTCAAAGAAGTAATCAAGCGTGTAGAGCTGGATGGTATCGTAAAAGACCAGACCTGCGACTTCACCGACACTTCCACTTTGACCTTGACCGAGCGCATCTTGCAGCCCGAGTTCTTGCAGGTTAACTTGGAGTTGTGCAAGAGCGACTTCGAGAGCGATTGGGAAGCCATCCAAATGGGCTACTCCGCTTTTGACGTTCTGCCCAAGAACTTCGTTGACTACTTCATCGCCTACAACTCTGCTAAAGTAGCCGAGTGGATCGAGCAGAAAATCTGGACTGGTGCTACTGCCAACGCAGGTGAGTTCAACGGCTTCCAAGCGTTGCTTGCTGCTGACTCTACTGTCATTGACGTAACTGCTGCAACTGCTGGCGTATCTTCTTCCAACGTCATCGCTGAATTGGGCAAGGTTGTAGACGCTATCCCTACCGCATTGTTCGGTAAGGAAGACCTGCACATCTACATCCCGACCAACGTGATGAAGGCATACGTCCGTGCATTGGGCGGATTCGGTGCTTCTGGCTTGGGTGCTGCGGGTGTGGACTCAAAAGGTTCTACGTGGTTCAACAACCAAGAGCTGATGTTCGAAGGTATCAAGTTGTTCCACGCTCCTGGTCTTGGTTCAAACAAAATGGTTGCAGGTCAGAAGTCAAACTTGTACTTCGGCTGCGGGCTTTTGAGCGATACCAACGAAGTCAAGGTGCTGGATATGAGCGACTTGGATGGCAGCAAGAACGTACGTTTCATTATGCGTATGACTGCTGGTGTTCAGTTTGGAGTAGGTGCCGACTTGGTATACTACGCCTAATCGCTGAAGGATGACGCAGGGGGAGGGCTTGGGTAAAACACCCTCGTCCTCCCTTTTGTGTTTGAACTGTTCAAAGCAGTTGACGGGTCAGCAGGCGAAATTCTGCTGCGAGAAGTGCAAGCAATCGTGGAGGTATAAAACAAAAGGAGCAGTACGACCAAAAGATGTCTATCGAAAGCACAAGAAAGCGACTTGCGAAATGTGTGGATTTATTCCTGTCCACCCTTGCCAGCTTGATGTCGACCATATAGACGGCAACCGCCACAACCACGAATTGAGCAACCTGCAAACACTATGCGCTAATTGTCACCGATTAAAAACTCACATTTCTAACGATTACAAAAAATAAAATAAAATGGCTTGTTCATTAACACTTGGGCGCATCGAGCCCTGCAAAGACCAAGTTGGAGGACTGAATGCGGTCTACTTCATCAACTCCATTGACTTGGCACAAATCTCCTACGACACCGCTGACACGGATGTCATTGACCAACTGGCCACTACTGCCACGAGTGCCTACAAGTACGACTTGAAAGGAACTTCAAACTTTGAGCAGGCCATCACTTCCAGCCGTGACAACGGCACGACCTTCTTCGAGCAGGTGTTGAACATCGTTCTCAAGAAGCAAGATGCCGATACCCACAAAGAGGTAAAGTTGCTCGCTTGGGCGAAGCCCGTAGTGATTGTCGAGGACAACAACGGCAACGCTTGGGTGATGGGCTTGGAACACGGTTCAGAAGTAACGGGTGGTTCTATCGTAACTGGTTCTGCAATGGGAGACCTTACGGGCTACAACTTGACCTTGACGGGTCAAGAGCGTGTGCCTGCAAACTTCCTGCTCGGAGCGGTGGCGAATAACCCGTTCGCTGGATTGTCTGGTACCAAACCAACAATCGTACTTGGGTCGTAATTAGACCAACGGGACGTGAGAGGGGGCTTCGGCCCCCTTTCTTTTTCACATAAGTCCCACTCTTGGGTTATATAGGTATGACTTTCGTATCATATAAAGCCCAGAACACTATCACTCTGCCCGTGCGTGACTGGCAGGTGGGGGTTGATACCCTCGCAGGGTACAATACAACGTGGCGAGTTCAGATGGTTTTGTACTCCAAAGACGGACGCACGGACACTATCTACAACGTGACCTCCCCTACCTTTGACGCAGACACTCGTGAGTTCACGTTCACTTACAATACCACCCCACTTGATGCCGAGGTAGTGTATATGATTCGCCTCACGGAACAGACATTCAACGTGGCTTGGACAAATACCAAGATACTCGCATTCGATCGTTTGCTGATGCTTCCGAGTGGTCAAACAACAAGCACCTATCAACCCGTCCTCCCGACAGTAGAGGAGACAATGAACAATCAGTTCAAGATTTATGGAGAATAACATTCGCCTCGTTCAGTTCGAGTCCTACGTTGCACCTGCAATCGTAGAGAACCCCCGCCTTGATTGGGTGGAATATGGGGATGACAACAACTACTACCAGTACCTCATTGACCGCAGGAACGGGTCTGCTACGAACAATGCCGTAATCACGGGTATCGTGGATATGATATACGGAAAGGGTCTGGACGCTACCGATTCGGCTACCAACCCGTCCGCATTCCTTGAGTTCCGCAGATTGATTTCGGAGGAGTGCGCCTACCGCTTTGCAAATGACGTATACTGGCTTGGTAATGGGGCTTTGCAAGTGTTGTGGAATGCTGACAAATCAGCAATCGCAGAGGTGACGCATATGCCAGTGCAGACATTGCGAGCCGAGAAGTGCGACCAAGATGGAACCATCAAGGCATACTACTACGCTTGGGACTGGACGAAGGTTCGGAACCGCTCTGGAGTGCAGCGCATCGCCGCCTTTGAGGAGTCCAACGAGAAGCGTGAAATCTTCTACTACCGCCCCTATTCGGCAGGTTCGTACTACTACTCACCCCCTCGTTACTTGGCGGCTCTGCCGTATGCGGAGTTGGAGGAGGAGATTGCAAACTACCACATCAATAACATCAAGAACGGACTCGCTCCGTCGATGATTATTAACTTCAATAACGGCATCCCACCACAGGAGGAGCAGGACAATATCAATTCCACCATTGCTCAAAAGTGGCAGGGAAGCACTAACGCAGGACGTTGGATTCTTGCGTTCAACGATGACAGCACAAAAGCGGCTACGATTGAGCCAGTCACCCTATCCGACGCCCACTTGCAGTACGAGTTCCTTTCTTCAGAGTCCGCTCAAAAGGTTCTTGTAGGCCACCGCATCACGTCTCCGATGCTCTTTGGTATCAAGGAGAACACGGGGCTTGGAAGCAATGCGGACGAAATCAAGAACGCTTACTTGCTTTTGGACAATACGGTGATTCGTCCTATCCAGATGGGCATCTTGAAGGCATTTGACGAGCTTCTTGCGGTGAACAATGTCTCTTTGAATTTGTACTTCAAGCCGCTCTCTCCGATGGAGTTCAACGACATCAAGGTCACGGACTCCACAACAGTCGAAGAAGAAACTGGAGTGAAGGAAGCCGACCAAGTGACTACGGAAGTGGTATCTACCGTGAACGAGGAAATCGCCCAGAAGGAGGCATCGTACAACGGAGCGCAGATTGCGTCCTCTCTGGACATTATGCGAGCCGTACAGGAGGGCGTTCTTACCCAAGACCAAGCAATCACCTTCCTTGTTCAGATGCTCCAGTTCGAGCCGTCTGTTGCGAAGGCGTTATTCGCTGGGAACTCCTCTGCGGTCATCACGCAAATGAAGTCGCAAAAAAAGCTTGAAGCATCATCCCCTGCCTCCGAGGAGTTGGTGCGTGAATTGACCTCGCTTGGTGAAGACGAGGATTTGGAGGAGTGGGAACTGGTCGGTGACGAGCAGCTTTCCGAGCAAGATATCGTAAAGATGCGGGAGGTGAACTTCGCATCCACAGGAAGCGCATTCCCGAACGCCAAGAGCGCA